CAGACGTCTGGCATCTGTTACCGGAACAAAATCTGTCTTAATTGTAAGTTGGTCTGATGCTACCGGTTGGATAAACTTCTTTTCAGACTTTGATGTTAAGCAAGGTGGTAGATCAGATAGAGATGATTGGCAAGATCAAGAGCCGGTTTGTCACTTTGATATTAAAGATTTTAAAATAATTTCACACTCTGATTTTTCGGCAGCCAAATAAAGGATAGACATGAAAATTGATAAAAAAGTAGAAAACATGCCATGCAAAGTAAATGGAGTTAAGCAAAATCTAAATGGCTATATTATTTCTTCTAGTGGCTATACTGAAGAAGAGATATCCAAACAAATTAAACTAAATCACTTGGCAAAGCATTTAAGGGATCTAGCAGACAAGCTAGAGAGTCAAACTAATTTTAATAAAGACTTAGATAGTTTTTTGGTTAGGAACTCTTTAGAAATGAATTTGACCCAAAAGAAAGCAAAGAACGATGCAGAAGAAAGATTTAAAAACAAAGCTAGTAACAGATTAAATGCTAGAAGAAAAGCTGAGAAAAGGTTGCAAGTTAGTGCTTACAAACAAGAAGTGGGGTGTATGGCTTGTGGGTACAAAGATAATCCGGACATACTACATTTTCATCACAGAGACCCTAACACCAAGATTGATAATATCTCTAGATTGGTTGGTAAGAACCATTCTATGGAAAAGATAAAAGCAGAAATAGCTAAATGTGACTTGCTTTGCATTAGCTGTCATCACAAGGAGCATGGACTAAAATGAAACTAGCAGACGGATACGAGGATGCTTTTGTTGGTACTACCATAAGTGCCTTCAGTAGAAAACAAGTGGCAATATACGACTATGATAAATGCCTATACATACTAATTGATAAGTATGGGATGGATGATGAAACTGCAACAGAATGGTTTCATTTCAATGTTTTGGGATCATGGGTTGGAGATGATACACCAATATTTATTAATCAACACAAAATAAAAGATATAGAGGAATACTTAGATGAAGAATAAAGATAATGTGAATAGACCAAGGCACTATCGCAAAGGTAGTGTAGAGTGCATTGATGCCATTAAATCAGCCCTAGGCGAGGGCTACGAGTATTACCTACAAGGAAATATAATTAAATATGTTTGGAGATACAGGCACAAGCACAAGAGTAGTTTAGAAGATTTGATGAAAGCAGAATGGTATCTCAAAGAATTAATAAAAATAAAAAAGAAATGACTATGAAAAGTCGTTCCCCGGCACGGGGAAGCTAGACTAAAACTTTACGTAAACTTTTGGTCAACTACTATCATGCAGTTTGTCTTATGCCTACACTTCTCATTAACTGAATACCTTTTTTCATAATCTCTTGTATTCGTTCTCTACGTAATTTAATAAGTTTTTGTCTGACATCATCTGACAGTCTAAGATTTCGTTCTAACTCTCTGATCTGTCTCAATAATCTGTTTCTTGCGTTATCCAAAGCCTTAAATCTACCATATATACGAACTTCGTCATCGTATCTAGCGATAAGCTGACGTACAGCCTCGCTGTCTCCCCTTCTTCTAGCAAGGTCTAATCTAGAAAATATCGTGAATAGCTCTTTTCTCTTTTCTAAATAATTTTGTGTATCAACTCTTTCTGACGGCTGTTTAATAACTTTCCTAACAAAAGGTATTCTATTTTCTAAATTACCCTCAAAGTCTCCGGAAGCTATAGCCGGTATTACTTCATAAACTAGGTTTGCAGATCTACCAACAAAAGCTCCTACACCTCCAATAACATACTCATAAAAATATTCTATTGTATCCGGAGAAACGTCAATCAAGCCACTTTCAACCTCATCTCCACCGGTAAAGTCGTTTATTGTTTGAACTATAAACTTAGACAACGCACCTGTATTACTCCAATGCGTATAAGCATCCGGTGTAGTCGAAGAAGAGTACATAGGCGTTTCTTTGTATATTGGATCATTTCTATAATTTTTATTAATCATCATTTCGCCTAATGGCTTGACAGAGGTAGGCAGAAGATATGTTTCTACATTTTCTATTGCACCAAATGGGGATAATGTTTCCATAGTTGTGCCAAATACTGTATCTGCCATCTGACCAAATGTATATTCGCCTCGTGTGTAGCGACTTAAAGCTCTGCCTAAATTAAATGGCATATTAAGTCCATACGCTAGTGGTATTGTGATAAACTTTTCGTCAGTTAAACCAAATGTTCCAAATACTAAATTATGTTCTAAAACATAATCACTTAACTTATCATATTGATTTGGCTCGTCTTCATCATCAGGATCTCTAAAGAAAGCCATAAGTTGATCTTGTAATATTCCGTATACGATCAATCCACCTAGTAACTTTCTAACTTTAGATGATTTACGAGCCGCATTAAATATAGCCATACTTCCTTGTACGGAGGCATTATAAAATAAAAATAAAGAGTTCATAAAAACTTTATCTTCACCACCTTTGGCAAAGTTTACTGTGACATTCCTCGCTGCTTCGGCAGCCCTAGCATCAGTAAAACCTCTTTTTTTCAAATTAGTAAATGTGGCAACACGAACACCATTTTCAATAACTGTGTTATAATCTTCTAAAAATTTTAGTAAACTTTTACCTTTCTTTAAAAAGAAATTATTACGATTTACTCCTAAAGATGTTGTATCATTTATTTCTTGTAAAAGTTTGTTCAAGTTTTCCATTTGATCTTGAACTGTACCCATCATATTAGTAGCGTTCTTGCCACCAGCTTTTACAAATTTATTATATTCTTGTGACCAAAAACTAGTATCATCATTATCTCTTAATACTTTTCTTATGCCATTAATAGCACCAGCCACATCTCTAACAATCTCTTTTGTTATACCTTCAGCATCATGTTGCTGTATATTAATCAAAGCTGTCTCTAAGTCTTTTGCAAAGTTTGGAATAACGAAGGCTGGGTTATAAGATGTATTAACATTTGATAAAAATCTATTTAGCTTAGATAAAGCCTGAAAAATTACATGACTAGTTTGAGGTTCGTAATGATGTTTAAACGCTCTGGCTAAAGCCTCTCTGTAAAAGTTTACGTAAACTTCTTTACCATTCTCTTTAACTGTAAGCTGTTGCATATCCATAGGATCTTTTTGATCTACTATTTCAGCAAAATTTTGTTGTAAATCTGTAGCCAAAGAATCGTTTATAGCCACACTGCCATCAGATTGTTCCTCTTGACCTCTTAATAATCTTAAAAGATCTTGTCCTACCTTATTTCTTTCTGATCTATCTATCGCTCTTTGATTCTGCGCAACTACAGATGCCAGTATATTCTCTGCGTATTTAGCCCCTCTACCTCTAGCTTTGATATCTTCTTTGCCTAATGCACCAAAATAATTAACTGTTCTTCTTTTTACATTCTTCCTATCATCATTTAATTCTTGATCTTGATCTAGGTCACCACGTAAAGGCACATAATGATTAAATCTTGCTTTATTGCCATCAAATTCTGCCTGATCTATTAATCCACTTTCATATCTAATATTATTAGTGCTTTCAATTATTCTTTTTACATAACGATCAACTGCCAAAAACACATCTTTATTGCTTTGCTCTAAGCTATCAAACCAATCTAGTATTGCATCTGCCTCAGCATTTGACATACCAGAGCCTAAACCTCTTTGATATTCTTGAAGTATTTGTGCGTTTCTTTCTTTCGCATGCATAGCATAAAGATAGGCATCAATTAATGCTAACTTGTCATCTATAGAAACTTCTAATGCTCTTTTTATATATCCTTCATCTTGTGACTGCGCAGCAGCTCTAGCAGAGACATTTTTTAATTCTTCTAATTTAGCCTCTGAAACATTAATTTTTCTTGCTTCTTCTATAAGAGGCTTAACTATTGTCTCTTCTAAATCAGATATTTTGTCCCCAATAATACCTGAAGAATTTACCTCTCTTAGATAAGGGTCCATAGCATCGGCTATTGTGTAGCCCTTATTGCGCAACTCATCCATCATTGCGCCAACAGGTTGAAAAGAATCTTGATATTTTTGCACTATCCTTTGTGCAGCCTCCGCCCTTGTTCTACCAAAGAGTAATTTTTCAGGAATAATTTTTAATCCTTTGGCTAATAAACCAGTTAAATTATCATATCTAATATTTAACTGGGCTTGTGCAATATCACGATCATTTTGCTGTGCCTGTCTTTGCCTTTCACTAGATGGCGTTGCCCTTATTCTTGAGCGTCTAGTCTCAGGTGTTCCGGTAAAGTCTCCTCCAGCTCCGGTGTCATCTCCGGTATTCCTTCCGGAAACATAAGGTCTAGATAATTCTGTCTCGTAACTGGCATCCCTACTGAATTGAGATATTGTATCAGAGGGTCTTGCCCAACTTGGTTCCGTAAATCCATCTGGGGTAGCATTTATTATCTCCTGTCTTGTTTGATCTAAAGTTAATCCACCGTCAATATATGAGTCCCAAATTGAATTTATTTTTTCTACATTTTGTTTTTGATTTTTAAATGTATCTGGAAATAATCCTCTTATTGGTTCCCATGTTATTGATTGCATTTGTCTTGGCAATACGCCTCTTTGCTCTGCTGCTCTAGCATATGCATCAGCAATTAATCCATACATACCTCTAGCACCTGTAATAGAAGAATTAGGTATTACACCATATATTTTTGACCTACCCTCTCCTGTATAAACACCAAAGTTATGATCAACTTCTACAGATTTGCCACTCAAAGGTTTCAAAAAAGCTACTGCTACAGCATGCGTATCTATTGTAGAGTGTCCATCAGGTGACATTGGTGATATCATATTGTTATAAAAACTTCTTACTTTATGCCTATCCCCTAATATTATTGATATTTGTTGTAAGGATTGATCACCTTTTAACTCTAAAGCTTGTACTGCTGAGGAAATTTCCTTATTTGTACCCCAGCCTGTAAGTTTTTTGTTTCCATCTTTTTTTCTTGCATAATCTAAAAACTGACCCTCAGGTGTTATTATTCTATGACCTCTATCATTATATGTCTCATCAAATATTCTAATCCACATCGCCTTATGCAAAGAATGATTTAAATTATCTAAATTAGTAGAGTTTCTTTTAGGATTACTAATATAGTTTAATGCTTCTTTATATACGGGTTTACTATAAATCCTTTTTGCAGTTTTCATCATCTCTGGTGTAAATTCTTTATCACCATGATTTCTACTTATATCTAATACACGCTCTGCTAAAGAAACATTCATGTACCAATCTTTTTGTGGTGATTGGGTTGCTATAGCAGCGGCCACTACTTCAGGCGGATAATTATACGTTTTTGAAAACCTATCTATAATATCTCTAGCGCCATCATACCATAATGAAGATCTTTCTCTAAACTGTTCAGGATAAGTATCATGAACAAACAAAATATTACTTGTCATGGCCTGTATGTGATCTTCGATTATTTCTTCATTTGAAAAGTTTACGTAAAGTTTTGAGTTACCTGATAAATTATATCCTTTAATTAAATTAGCAGCTTTTTCAGATAACTTAGAATCATTTTTAATTATATCACCATTTATAAATAATAGATTAGTGGATGGATCTACTTCTCTTGATTTTGCTGTAGGAAATCTTGTGCTAACTGTGTGTTCCTGTCCCACTGCTCTTGTTCTAGATCTCATGGTTCTTTTTGCATCAACACCACGTTTTTGATTTATGCCATCTTTATAAGCCTGATCATACTTCTTAGCTTGATAGGTCTCTGGAACTCTTAACTCGTAGAACATAGCCGCCATAGTTCCACGGAAAGGGTCATTAATCCAATAACCTGTAGCACCAGAATCTTTGATCATCCTTTCTTTAGCAGTAGTTATGTAATTAACACGACCAGTTGGGTCTTTGATATCAGGTCTATTTTTATCTAATTCTGCATTTGCTGCATCATTGAATTTTTCTGGATCTGCTTCCCAATCATACATACCTTCATATGGCACATCCAGTTCGTATATATTATCTCCTAAGTTTTGTTCCGGATTATAGCCGTTAGGATCAGATATATTTACAGCAAAATAGCTTCTGGCAGGATATCCTTCAAAAGTTCTTCTCCTCTCTTCTCCCCGCATAAATAAATTAGACCTTTGTTTTTCTGGGTCTATGCTTTGCAGGCCCTCGATAGGAGAGAAATGTGTTAGCTTGACTGTCCTTTGCGGAGATAGCTCAGGTTCCCTCCTTTCTTTTGTCGGTTCAATCGTGCTTCGTATAACGCTCCGTCTTCCATCTCTTCTTGCATCTCTTCCTCGGTCAGTTGCATCATCTCTTGTTTCACTAAATCGTTCATCTTCTCGAATTGCTCTTTCATCTACTGCTCCTTCTATATTATTAGCTAATCCCTCTGTCTGCACAAAATCAGATAGTAAAGTTATCTTTTGATCTGCATATATTGTTTCTTCAGCTTTATTTTTACTATTTCTATTATGGTCCCCAACAGCATCACTGTAGTTAAGCCATGAGTTTTGTCCTCTTGTTTCTGTAGTCATGGCTCTAGCAGCTAACGGGGTGTACATACGGCTATGTGCCTGCCATGCATTCTCTTCACCTCTAGCTGTAAATGTCGCACCTTCTAGCGCATGACCAAAGTAATCATGCACTATTCTAAATAAATCATTATAACGTACATCACGGCCATCAATTATCTCACCAGTTGTCTGTAGTAATGGGTTCTCTGCTATATCTTGCTCTGTAATAGCTTCACTGCCAAAGCCATCGTCTGTAGCGAAAACCCACATATGATTATTATTAATATCTTGTAATAAATCTTTAGATCCTTTTGGATATGGGTTTGCTTGATCTGGCTTAATAAACTCTATTTGTATTCCTGTATCTTTTATAAACAACCATTGATTAAATGTTTCATCAGCCATAGCTTTGTATGCCTGTATTACTTCTGGATTAGTAGGATCGTGCTTTGCTTCATCAAAGTCTTTAGCTATTCTTCTAGCTAATTCTTCATTTACTTGCACATACCTATCAGGCCGTGTATTAGGCATACCTATTGATTGTAAATATCTAGACTTAACAACATGCGCTATAGGCAAGGGTCCTATAGAACCTCTATGTAAATCTGGTAATCTATCAATAATTATACGTGATCTACGTGGCTCAGTAACAGTTTCAGGGTCATCCGGTTTTCTATCTCTTCTGCCTATCTGCTTTTCTATCTCTGTTGTGCCTATGTTTTCAAATATCTGATCTGCTTCTGTAAAACCCTGATCCGCATGCGAACCAAATATAGACTTAAAAAATGCAACAATTCTGTCAAAAAGACTCTTAGGTTTACCACCAAGTTTAAGTTTGTTGTCAGTATAATCTCTATACATTTCTGCAATAGCTTCTTCAATTATCTGATCCTCTGGCATACCGGTCCGCATATAAGCATGACTAGCTCTTTCATAATAAGTGTAACTTCTAGTAGTATCCTTGCCCTTTGATCTCTTAACATACTTTCTAGTCATAGCCGCTCTTGTAAGTATGTCGTATTCTTGTTCTGTAAATACATTTAAACTTTTTAGTGCATGTATTACTTCATGGTTCATAACACTAGCAAGTTTTTGCTGTAACTCAGCATCAGTCATATTAGGATCATATATTTCCATAGCCAACGCTATAATACGTTTACCATCAGGCGATACCTCTTGTATCCCCTCAGTAATACCTATGTCTTCTCCTCTAGCTAAATCTTCTGTAAGTTGAACTTGATCTAGTAAAGGTTTGCCCTCTAATCTAACATCTGTTAGACCTATTCTATTAAGCTCTGCTCTAAGGGCATCAAGCACACGCTTTTGCTTTAATACATATTCTGGAGTTTCTTTTGTTTTAGGGGCTTGATCAAAGACTTTTTTAGGTGCAAGTGATGGGGCTATTCTTCTTGCTTGTATTGTTTGTTGGCCTTCTATAGCTTGATTTGCTTTGTTTTCTAGATTAAAAGCCTCTAACTGCACATCACTATATCGTCTTTGTAATATATCTAACTGTTGATTTAATGTTTCAAAGTTTACAGGGTCATTTACAAGTTGCTCTTGTTGTTTTCTTAATTTATTTTCTGCATCTCTAATTTGTCTTGCTCTTTCTGATAAAGCATTGGCTTGATCTATAAAATCTAAATTAATATCTACCTGACTTCTAGGTGAATATTTGCCTTTTCCATCATATTGCAATACACCAGAGCCTAACATTTGTGCTAAAGCGCCATCAGCAACATCATCTGGCATTTTTTCTTTAAATAATTTTTGATATACTCTTTTTGCCGCAGCTTTATTAATTACTTTTTGTTTCAATAAATTTTCTTGAATCCTTACTATTCTATCTCTTGTTTCTTGTGCATCGAGTTCTGCTTCTTCTTCAACAACTACATTATCTTCTATTGGTAGTACTTTATTTAAAGTGGGTTTTTGTAAAGTTTTTTCTCTTAAAGATGCCTCAGGTCCAACAACCTCTTCTAATTCCTGCATTGTTACTGGATCATCTACAGGTATACCTTTTTTTAATTCTATTCTTTGTTTACGTATTTTAAATGCTTCATCGTCTGGCAAACTCTCTAATTTAACAGAGTTATATGGAGTTCTAGACTCTCTTGCAGCCTGTAATGTGTCTTCAGTATTTTTTCTTTTTTGATTTTCTTGAGCATCAACTGCTGACTGATTGTCTATATCAGTAACAGGATCACCAGATGGAAGAATAATAGGGGCATCGGGTGCAGGCAAACCAAGGCCCGGACCCTCTATTAATTTTACTTGTTTATCTTCTTGAGTTTTTAGATAATCTTTAGCATTTTGCGCCATACTAGCATTTTCTCTAGCAGCTTCATCCGCATCATTATCTAATTCTTGTTGTTTTTTATCTAATTTTTTTAGTTGTCTGCCTCTTATACTATCTAGTATAAGACTTAAAGCCACACCAGCACCTCCACCATACACAGCATCATCGTATGCACTTTGTCCAACTTGTACATCTGGGTTATAAATACCCTGTTCAATTAAATCTTGAGCTATACCAGCAAGTAATTCTTGTGTTCCCTCAGCAACACCAGCAGTCAATCCTCTTCTTATTTTGCCACCTATCGTTTTGATGGCAGCATCTCTATCTTTTTTACTAACTTTCTTTAATATTTTTAATCCAGCACCTAAACTTCTACTTAAAGCAGCAAAAGGTATGGCCTCTGATGTACCAACTAATCCGCTTAATAAAACAGCATCAGCTTTTTGTGAACCATCTATAATACCGCCACGTTCTAAAAAGTTAGCTATTCTATTCATTTGATCTTGCGATTGGACCGCAGCACCTTGTGTTGCCGCTGTACCAAATCCAAAACCAGCAACAGCTTTAGAACCTGCACCTAATGCAGATACACCTTTTGCAACCGCTGTGCCGGGTACAAAAAACGATAATAAAGAACCAAATGCTTGTCCTGACTTACTATAAGCACTGTCATTAAGATCAAAAGTATCTGCTATAGCTCTGCTTGCACCTCTAGAAAAATCTTGTGCGGCTCTGCCTATATCGCTTTCACCGGGCGCAACATCAAAGCCTAGTTTTTCACCCACAGATTCGCCTAATGAAGCTATACCACCGGGTACTTGTGCTAAAGATTGAAAAAATCCTCCTGCTATACCTTTTGGTACATCAATAAGGCTACCTTCTTCTTCTTCTGTTTCTGGAGCTTCTAGTAAAACACCATCTTCTCTAGCAATATAGTTTTGTATAAATTGATCTTCTGCAGCAGTAGGTCTATTACCAGCTATTAATATAGGGTATGTTTTACCAGTAAGATTACTTTTTACATTAATTGTACCCATTTATGCGCCTTTAAGATGACATGGCTGTTGCAACAGGTAGATTTACACCATAATCCTCTTTTAGAAGATTCATTAAATATCTTTCTTGTGCCGCTAATTGATTCCTAGTTTTATCGTCAATTTCTGATTGAATGTAAGCCAAGTCACCGGGCTTACCATAAAGCTGCTCTCTAGTTTTATTAAGATTGCTCATGATATCACTTGCAGTTAACTTGCCTTTCTTTCTGCCAGAAGCAATTTTTGCTCTAGCATTTATTAAATCAATAAGACCTTCTTGATATCTTTTGTTAGCATCTCTATAGGCTTCTAAGCCGGTAGAAGCCCCTTCACCCACTGCTTGACCCAAAGTTGGTGCATCTGATGCTAAAATACCAAAACCTGCCTGCGCAATAGCTAAAGCTCTATCTAAGGCTCTTTCTTTCTGCAAACCCTTTTGTAAGTTTAAAATATCTTGTTCTACAGAATCAGATACCAAAGGTATTATATCAGGCTCTATAGTATAATTAGATGTGTTACCGGCAACTCCTGTATTTTGTGCAGGAACATCTTTTGATATATCTTCAACATCAGTATTTTCTTTTATTTTTGCTTTATCTTTTTCTTCCATCTGTTTGATTATATCATCTGCAGATTTACCAGTACCAGCAAAACCATTTGACGCTTTTATAACGCCACCCTCAGCCATAGACTGTGGCTCTGCAAATCCTGAATATATGGGTCGAGCCATAGCCATACCATATTGACCAATTCCTGAGCTTCCTAGTCTTGTTCTCATTGTTCCTAATCTTTGCTGTGGTGGCACTCCAAATCTATTCATGGGCATTCTCGGACCACCCTTACCACCAATACCAAAAGGTGGTCTAGGCATAGGAAAAGGCCTTGCAGGCAATGTAGTGGCTATTGGTGTCAAAGGGCGAGGTTGAATATTTGGTTGTTGTGTGGGTTGAGTTGCAGGTGTATTTTGTTGATCCTGCAACAATTTTGCATTTTGTAGTGTAGCTTGTTGTATATTTTCTAAAGCCTGAGCATTTTGACTTACACTATCAGCAATACCTTCTATAAGACCGCCCTCTGCGTAAGAGTCAACTTCACCACCCATCTTCATAGTTTTAGGCATCATAGATCCTATGCCACCTGACTCAACACTTGCAGGAGCCATTGCTTCTGACATGCCCATCATACCTGACTGAGGAACACCAGCCGCAGCAACAACTTCTTCAGCAACGGTTGGTTCTTGCTGTGCTTGTCTTGCAGCAAACTCTCCTTTTACTCTTTTACGTCTATTTAACTCCGACAATACAAGAAACTGAGGCGCAGAGCCGCTTGGCTGCTGCATTTCTTTTATTAACTGATCTTCAGAAAAGTTTTTTAAATCATCTTGTATTTGTAAAACGTTCATCATCCGCCTGTTAATCCTCTGTATAATCCTAATCCAGCTATTCCCGTGCCTAATAAATCTTGTATAGGATTGTATTGTTGAAATTTAGTGGTCTCTGTAGATGGCTGCACTGGAACACCACGCAAAATAGATGATAAGAATGTTAAATCTTCTCTTGGCATATCTCTTTGCCTTACAAAATCCTCATAAGCCAAGTCTAATCCTGCTTGTTCTCTTGCTTGTCTGTCTTTAGCAATCTTTTCTAATAACTGTGCAGACTCAATATCACCGGCTCTTGCTTTCTCACCTAATGCTGCAAGTTGAGCTGATTGCCCAGACAAACTCTCTGCCGCAGATAAGCCTTGTCGCTCTGCCGCTAACCTTGCTTCTCTGTCTCTTTGAAACTGTTGCTGCGCTTGTTCAAATGCTTTTTGTTGACCAACCGCTTGTATTTCACCTAACTGTCTTTGCAGACCCTCTCCTGCAAGCGCCTGTGCTACAGCCTGTCTAGAGCCGCCAAATGCACCAGCCTGTACAGCGTCCGCATCTCTACCTGCTTGTTGCCTGTTAAAATCTAATACAGCCTGTCTTTTCTGCACATCTAATACATTTTGTAAATATGGTGACATATATTGTTGAGCCTGCTCAGACCCAAAGTCCTGTGATTTAAAACCAAGCCCCTCTAAAGCTCTTCCCATACCTGCTGTTGTACCCGCTGTTGCTTTACCTAGACCCGGTATACCACCCTCTGCTACAGATCTGGCTATTTCTCTTGATCTTTGTGTATCTAAGTTCTCATCTGCTAGTCTTTGACCTTGATACGGTGTATATTCTCTTTTAGACTCAGCCTCAGCCCGTTTAATCATGTCTATAGCATATGGCTCAAAATATTTAGGTAATGAGCTTTGTACTATATTTTGTTCTGTTGGTTGTGCTGGCGCTCTTGATCCACCTTTACCCATTATCTATCTCCATTCTATAAGCTATATATTCAGGTTCCCAATTATATTTTTTTAATACTTTCATCCATGCTTTTCTTCCATAGCCTTCCAAATGATTACACTCACAGTCTTTTGCAAAGCTAGACAATCTTTCCATAGCTATAGGCAACCATTCCATCATACGTTTGCCACCTATCCAATCCATAGCCATAGCTTTCCTGTTAGGATATTCTATTATTCTTGTTGTAATTGCTGCTATCACTCTCTCATCTTCCTTATCATCTATAATCAACCAAAGATTATAATATCCTTCATGTATATGCCTATAAATATCATCGATGTGATATTTACCTGCGCTAGTCTGGATTGCTTTATTTAATAAACCACTTACATCATCCCAAACTATATCTATTGCCTCACGAGGCACTGCTGTGCATATCATGCAGGCAACATCATCTCATCAGGTATAGCAGGTGGCTGTGTCTTACCGCCTGTTCTTAGTTCTCTAACTCTATCCATCATATCTTCTAATTTATTAGCACCTGCATCTGAGGAGCCGTTTCCGAGGCCACTAACAACGTCAGCAGGCACAACAAACTCGCCATCAGAAAGTAATACATCTTGATCTCCTTCCATAGAGGCAGGTATCATATCAGCCATGCCATCTCCTGCACCGCTTACCATACCATCGCCCTCGCTAGGAATAGCTGGTATTTCACCAGATTCAACTCTGTTAATTAAATCTTGTAACGCTTCTTGACCAAACTGAGCTACAAATTGTGCTAATATTACACTTTGTCTGTCAGTGTCTATTATTTCACCTTGTAAAACGTCAATAGTGCTACTAATTAATTCTTTATCATTCATTCCTTGATCTGTCATACCACCAATACCTGCATCCATAGCCATATCCATAGCATCTACTTCACCGCCTTCTGCAAAGTTTCTTGGTATCATGTAATTAAATTCACCCATTTTACCAGCATCGTATCCCATTTCTGGAAATATAGATGTATTTTTTATAGGCATACCTCTTGGCATTTCTGGATCTTCTTCGTCTTCTCTATATTTTGGCATTATCATAGAGTCTGCAGCTAATCCACCTATACCAGCACCTAAAGCCTCTGGTCTTGTCAACATCTCTGTAAAGCCCGGAACTGCACCTGTAGTTCCTCCTTGCATTGTCATAGCTGATGGCAAATTAGGACCAACAGCACCTGTAGAAACGCCTGCAGCAGGAGCGGTTGGATTACCACCAAATGCACTTGATCCACCTATAGCGCTACCGATGCCACCTAAAGCAGCACCTGTTAAAACATCTTGTGTATCACCACCTTGCAGCAAAGAACCTAAACCACCACCTATGGCACTGGCTATCATTGGGCTTGCAACTAAATTAAATCCCGCTGGACCTAATATTGCTGGTGCCGCTAAACTAAGTATTGCTGATAACATATTACGCTCCTAATGCTTTCATTCTGTTTATTAAACGTTTTGCTCTGTTAGGTACTTGTCTTCTCCATTTCGAGTCATACATCTGATTTGCGCTCTCAGTAAAGTCCATAATTGATATACTTGCTCTAAGTTTACTAAATTTACTTAGCCTTGTGTACCCCAAATTGTACATCATATTACATAAAATTAACTGAGCATCTTCTGGTAAATCGTCAAAGTTACCAAATAAATTTTTACAATCCGTTATAGTTCCTTGTATATCACTATCAAAACAACTGTTTACACGCTCCTCGCTAACAGGCGTTCCTACAGGTTGTCCATGTTCTGGATCAGAATCAAGCACCAAATGGCCAATCCCAAAAGTAGGCAAGTTAAGGTGATCCAAGTAAATTGCATGTACTTTTCCTTCATCTGCTTCTAATTCTTGTCTTAATTTTTCAATATCCATTATAATCTCCAAAACTTTACGTAAAGTTTTATTTTTTATGTGCTTTTCTTATACTTTCTTTACCTTTTTTAAATATACTAGCGACCTGCGCTTTACCCATAACCTTTGCTCTTTGTTCTCCTACAGTCAATATTTGGATCTTTCTTGCATAAGGCTTACTAACTCTTTTAACTTTTGCGACTGTCGCTCTAGCATCTGCTGGAGTAGCAAATTTAATTCCAACTGTGTCTTTAGGGTTTTCGTCAGTGTACAAACGTCTACCAGAACCTTTTGGTTTTTTTCCTGTTCCAACTTTGGGATCTCTTTTCTTAGCCATTTTTCTTCTTATCCTAAAAAGCCTATCTGACATTATCTTTTAACTGTTTGTTTTGCTCTTCTAAAGTTTTTAGCTGTAGGTGCGCCTTTTGCACCTTTCTTTCTCATCTTTTCGCCACTACCAGCTTTTATTCT